CGGCCAAAAGTACCGTGTTGGGTTTATTCACTGCATGGGCAATTGGTGTACATACAACAGCAAAGAAACCCCTTCAAATTCTTTACTTGTCTTACACAGTTGATATTGCAAGATCTAAATCTGCAACTATCAAACGTATTATTGATAGCAAAAAATATCAAAACGTGTTTCCGTCTGTTCGCTTACTCAAGAATGTAACAAGTAATGAGTACTGGTCTATTGATCACAAGTTTGCAGGAATTGATACTACAGGTGAAGAACAGTTTACTCTCTGCGCTGCAGGCCTGAAAGGTTCAGTTACCTCTAAACGATCCCATTTGTGTATAATCGACGACCCTATCAAGAGCTCTGCAGATATTGGCAATCCCGACATACGTAAAACAATGCAGGATAACTGGAACGCAGTTATCTCACCAACGATGTTTGAAGGTGGCAGGGCAATATGTCTTGGCACAAGATTCAGGCATGACGATATTCATGCAACAACTTTCTGCCCACAAAACAATTGGATGCAGCTTGTATTGTCAGCAATCCAAAACAATGAGGAAACGGGTGAGGAAGAATCTTACTGGCCTGAGATGTGGTCCTTGGAATACCTGAAAGAAAAGAAACGGCAAGCACCTATTGCTTTTTCTTTCCAGTACATGAATCAGATCGTCAGACAGAATGAACTGTCCCTGGCGCCAGAGCTACTTGTCAAGGCTGAGATCGCAACAGAATTCGATACCCTTGGCGTTGGAGTGGATCTATCCGCTGGTACAAAAGAGAAAAACGATTACACAGTATTCGTCCTTGGCGGAAGGATTGGCGATAAGATCCACATCATTGATTACAGACGTATGCGAGCAATGGGCAATCTTGAGAAACTTGATGCCTTAAAAGAACTGCTATATGACTGGTCTGTTATTGGCAAGGATGCAAATGATAACTATTTCCCAACTTTCTCTACCTGCGACATCTACTCAGAAGCTGTTGCGTACCAGGCTTCACTTGAAGCTGATTTCAAGAGAATCTGTTTAAATAATGAAAATTTATATAACTTGGTATGGCATGCAGTCAAAGGATTCCGTGCAGATAAACTTGCCAGATTCCGTGGTGTAATGGGACTTTTTGAGGATCGAAAGGTTGTTTTTAATCGTTACAGGAACTTCACTGTGTTATTTGAAGAGATGACAAACTTCGGTGTAAGTTCCCATGACGACTGCGTTGACGCCCTCGTCTGGTTGATAAATGGTCTCATGAAACGCGGCAAACTTCAAGTGGATTACTAAGACTTACAATATAGAAAAGAAGCTAGTTATTGTTGTGGGACCAGAGTACATTGCTTTGGGCTTGACATCTGTCATTGGCGCAATCACAGGAGGTGGTTGGGCTATTTCAAAGCTGATGTCTCGCTTTCATGACCGTTTTCATCAGACACATCAGCGTTTGCGAGATTCAGAGATGAGGCTTCACGAGGTTGAAGAGCAAGTCAAACGTATGCCAATTGAATACGTGTTGAAGGTTGATTTCCTTAGAGAAATTCAACAGATGCATGATCATTTCAAGGAAATCAATACTAAACTTGATAGGATGATTGAAAAATTATTACGATGACTAATTACATCATCGAAGTTCAAGAAGCTGAAAACGGTGATTTATTCATCGAGTTTCCCGATGATTTAATTGATACTCTCGGTTGGCAGGTTGGTGACGTGCTTGACTGGCGTATCAAAGATGAAGGAATTATTCTTAAACGTTTAAATGATCCTGCAACAGCCAATGATTAATTAAAGATAGAATTATTAGATATGAGGATATTTACATGAGACTTTACGGATACAGTGCTCTCCCTGGTTCACCAGGTATTAATCTTGCTTCTACTAGCTTTACCATTCCAGGGGGTGCAGCAGTAGGAAGGCCATTATTGCCTAACATGCGTAAATTAAAGCAAGGCGGTAGGCGTGATCCCAGTCTTCCTCCAGAAGAAAACATTCCCTTTTCTCTACCCCAAGCAATGGTACCCGGTGCTGCAGGTAATATCAGCGGGATGCAAATGGCTCAGGGCATGCCGATTATACCTATGATGGGTGCACCGCAAGATCCTTTCGGTGTTTACGATCACCCCGGATATGAATTTGACAGGAAAATTTTTCCTGAAAATGCTGCTAGAGGCATACCCGTCGGAACTGGTTTTGATCATATGTTCCCGATGCAACCAGGAGGTTTAGGCATTCCTCAAGGCATGCCCGGATATGAATTTGACAGGAAAATTTTTCCTGAAAATGCTGCTAGAGGCATACCCGTCGGAACTGGTTTTGATCATAAGTTTGTCTCCTGATGGCTCAAGACGACAGCAAGTATTCTAAACCTGAGCTTCGTGAACGGATTAAAGACCGTATCATGAAAGGTTCTAAGGGAGGTAAACCAGGTCAGTGGAGTGCCAGGAAAGCGCAGCTTCTTGCTTCTGAGTACAAAGAAGCGGGTGGTGGATATAAAGGTGGCAAAGGGGAAAAACAGAAGTCACTTGAGAAATGGGGCAAAGAAAAATGGATGACAAAAGACGAGTACGAGAAACGAAAGAAAGCTAAGTCTGCTGCCAAGAAATATAAAGATTCTAAATAAACGTCATTTATTAAGAATGTGAATAATGGAACTATTTCAAGGCCTTTTAAATAAGATAAAGAAAGGTTATTCAGAAGCTGATAAGCGGCTAGGAGGCTGGCTCCCTGGTGGTGGCACTGCATCTCCCGTTACCAAAGCTGTTTTTCCCGCACAACCTTTTCCTGGCAGAGCTAAAGAACTAGAACGTCAAACAGGTATCAAAGCAAGATTTGTAGATCCAGATAAAAATCAAACTATTGTAGGAGCCATAGCGCCAATAGTTTCTGCTAGATGGGGAGCATCAAATTATGCAAACCCAATTTTAAATGAAATTGGAATGCCTGGTTATCAAGGAGGTACAGCTAAAGACAGGCGTACTGAATACCATGAACTTGGTCATCTTAATCCTGAAGATAAAAATTGGTACAGTTATGCAGGTGTATTAGGAAGAGGCTTGCAAGGTTTAAGTACACAATTGAAAAACCCTGCTCCATTAGATATTGCTGCAGGATTAGCATTGCAATATGCAGATGCGCCAGAAGAAGACAGGGCAGAAAGATTTGCAGCAAAGTGGGCAAAAACTGGTAATTATCAAGCTCCAATCATTTATGATCAAGGAACTTCAAATTATGGTAATCGTCTTCGGAAAGAAGGAAAAGAATTAGTTTCTTCAGGAATAGAAAAAATTGCAAATCCATTCGGCGCTGTTTCTTTTCTTTCAGGTTTTGTAAACGAACAAAAAGTTAAACCACTGCAAGAAGAACTTACTCGATCCTTGCCAGCTTATAGAGAAGCTTCTAACAAAACCAATGAATTAACTCCTGAGCTGATTGCTGAGAGTAAACGCCTGAGCGATCTTGCAAAACGCATTGAAGCTCTTGGTTTTGAACCTCAATATTGACATGGCAGATAAAGCAATTCAAAAAGGTTATACCAAGCGCTATCTTCCAGAGAAAGCCTGGGCCTCATTGTCTAAAGATGAGAGGGAAGAAACGGATCGCAAGAAACGAGAGGGTAGCAGGAAAGGAAAACAGTTTGTTTCTAATACAGAAAAAGCTAAAAAAGCTGGTAAAGCTGCCAGGTCTGCTAAGATGTACAAAGAAAAAAAGAAAAATAGTTAATGTCCAGCAACGTCAAAGCCCGTCTTAAAGAAATTATTGACGCTTACATCGAGCGTGATGGTAGCGCTGGCGTTGACACTGGTATTGTTGCATCTCATATCGCTCAGATGAAATTGTTTGGCATCCGTCAGGGTGTTGAATTTTTTCCCGCTCAAGACAACTTTGGCAACCAACGCAAAGATTTTATTGATAAAGTTGCTAAATACAACAAATTAGATACTCGACTTGATTCCATCTGGGATTACTTTCTTTGTGATGGTAAAGGAATGTTTTACATCCGTCCAACGGATGCGAACTACCGTCTTTATTACTTTCGTTCTCATGAATATCGCTCCTATTACAATACCGATGGAGAATTAGAGGAAGTTGTAATCATCTATAGCTATAAAGTCAAACGTGGCAACGGGTTTAATCAGGAAATTAATTCCGCAGATTTGACTGGATACGGCAATACTGAGTCCCAGGGGGCAAAGCGATACATCCGATTGTCCATCAAAAAAGATGTAATTGAGGAAACGCACTCGGAAGGCGAGATGTCTTTTGATAATGTCAACTACACGATCCCCGGCAAGACTAAAACATTTAAAAACACGTTAAAATTTATCCCTTGTGTGGAAATTTTTAATAATCCCAAGGGATTTTCAATGGAAGGCAGCGGTGATTTTGACTCAGTTGCCAATCACATTGTTATTCATGACGAATTAGTCCGCAATATGCGGAAAAATCTGCAATTTTTTGGTAATCCCACCCTACTTTCTTCCCGTCCCAAGACTGATCTTATTGATGTCGGTGGCGATACCGGTGTACAGCGCCCGTCTATCGCTGCAAACTCTGGATTTACCAGTCCCATGGGGCTTAGCCGGTCAACATTTAAGCAAGATCCAGTATCTCGCGGTGTTGATGGACAGATTCGCGTACCAAGAGTCATTGCAAACCTGGAACCGAACGATCGAGTTGGGTATATCGTCCCAGATGCCATTAGTGGTGACCAAAATGCGTTTGTTCGGCAGTACCGAGAAGAAATTCGCACTGCATTAGGTGGTGTTGACGAGTTATCTATCAGTGCTGGTGTTACTGCTACGGAATATAAATCATTATTTGGACGAGTTTCGGCAACATCTAAGAAAAAAGCAAATGCAATCTATGAACATGGTCTTTCGCGTTGTCTTGAGTTAATTATCTATCAAGAAGAGCAGCTGTTCAGAGACACACTTGCTGTTGCTGCGCAAATTGAAAAACCAATTCCACCAGAGGGAGAGCTTGGACCAGAAGAACAAGCTGCTTATGAAGAAGCTGAAAAAATGTATAAAACGCAACTTAAAAAAGTAATGATGGCTTGTGTGGAAGCACAAATGATACCTCCCGGCGTCAAGGGATTAATCCCAGATGGCGATATTACAGTACAATGGCGCTGGCTGGGACCTGTGTATGAAGATTCTACGCAGGACATTCTGAACAACTCTATTGTTGTAAGAAATTTACAAGAATTAGGTGTTGATAGTATAGAAGCACTGAAGTACCTCTTCCCATCAAAAACAGATGAGGAGCGGGCCGAGATGCTATCTGGGTTCCCGTTCAGAATGGTAAACGAGTTGCAGGGTGCATACTCTCAATTTGCTCGTTTAGTGGGGGGCATGATGCAGACTCCCCACCCGCAGGCACCGGATTTACCGATGGCAGCGGATCCCAAATTGGATTTAACTCCATATCTGTATCGCACTTTAGAAGCATTACAAAAGGAGATGAGTTATGCAGGACGCTACCGTCCAATCGACCCCACAGATGAGCCAAGCACCGGCGGTCGCTCCGAGCAGCTACGTCGCACCAGCTCCTCAACAGCAGGTGGCCCAAGCTCCGGTTCAGTATCAAGTGGGAACCAGTTACCCTCAAGCGGTGCCTCAAGTAGCACCACAGGGAACTACCAGTTACCAATCAAACCCTACTCAGTACGCCCCCCAATCCCAACCGGTGGCGCCCCAGAGCAACCCCTGGGAGACGGCATTCAACAAAGTGGTCAATCTGCTGGGGAGCCCGGTGCCATCCCCGTTCCAGGGTCAACAATCGCAACAGGTCAATCCGACTCAGTATACCCCGGCGAATTACGGACAACCGAGCGTCCAAGCTACGCCACAATCGGTTCCGCAGACCTGGTCAACAAACCAGACATCCTCCAGCAACTCTTCCCAAACTTACTCAGTCAGCTCCTTAGCGGACGTAGCGGAAGTACTGGGGTGGAGTCCGGAAAGTCGGATGGTGGTGGACGCGTACGGGACCGAAGCTCCGGCAATTCTAAATCAGTACGCTCTAAACCTGGAAAGCGTTCTTGATAGCGCCCTTGCTTGGGGCAGCCAAGCTACTGACACCTTGCAAGGTTATGCCAACTTCGCTGTTAATGAGCATCAGGAAAATCTGGCTTATAACGAGATCCTTACCAACCCTGATGTTCTGAGTGATTACACTCTGAAGTTCTTTGGTCCTGAAGGTCCCTATCCCGTTTATGAAAACGAGGCTCAGCTTGAAACTGTTGGATATCCAACCCAAGCTGTGAATCCTGGCATGGGACAATTCCCTGCTCCTCCCGCTGCAGCTGCACCCCAGCAACCTCAGAACTTCTGGGAAAGCTTCAAATCAACCATGGAGCGTGATCCCCAGAACGCCTGGCGCGTTATCAACCAGGCTACACCTGATGTAATGGCGAACAAACTGTTTGTGATGGAGTGATCCCATGCGTGGTGCTCTTAAATATGGTGTACCTGCCGCTGCTGGTTTAGCAACCGGTGGGTATGCCCTTTCTCAAGGTGAAGATCCTGGTTCTGCTGGATTAGCTGCAGGACTTGGTGGCCTTGGTGCAGCCGGTGGTTTATTGGGTGCACGTCTTGCCGGTAAATACGCTAAGGATATTGCCCAACGTGGTTTGGGTAAAGTCGAAGATCTTGCATCTCAAGCAAGTGCACGCATGCCTGATAATTCCACACGTGCAAATATTTTAATGGATATTTCACAAGGAGCAGGTAATGTTGCAGATCAGGTGTCAGAAAGGCAACTTTCTAAAGTTTTAGCTGCGGGCATGGTTCCAGCATCTGCTGCCGCTGCCGGTCTCGGTGGTGTTGCTCTTGGTGCTGTACCCGGTGCCATGGGTATGCCAGGGTTCCAGCAAGGTATTGATCCTGAGTCTTATTCATCTAGCAATATGCCTGGTGCACGTCAGTCTATTTCTACCCTGCAATACGGATAGATTTATAAAAAGTTATAGACTGCTAAAATTCTTATAGATAGGACTCCGGTCTGAATCTTTCATCCGATTAAACGAAATTCCTGCGACACTGGAGGATAAAAGAAAGTGTTTCTTGATACTGACTTTCCAAAGATTTTAGGTGCGGAGCTTTATCGCCCTCACCCCGCATATATTTGCGAAATGGCCGTTGAGCCCGTGGTGGTTCACGACTTCACTTCTCAGCCTGGTCAAACCGTTCAGCTCGATCGCTACAAGTTCTGGGGAACCCCTGGTACCAAGGACAGCCGTGAGCGTATTGCTGATCAAACGATTGGTACTGCCAACAGCCGCAACATCACCAAAGAGAAGGTGCTTGTTGTGCTGAAGGAATACACCGGTCCTGCTGATCCGGGTGACCCGACCCAACCTTCCACCTTCAAGATTGCCCGCGAGACTCTGATTACTGCTCAGCGTCTGCTGCTTGATACCGGCAACCTGAACATGTTCCACCAGTCCATCGGTAGCCTGACGCTGCTCGATGACTACCGCCGCTGGCGTGATCGCGTGTTCATTGACGAACTCGCCAAAGCTGAAGCCAACGGTGCTGCTTCTTCTTCCCAGGGTGGTTACTACTTCGCTGGTGGTAAGACCAAGGATTCCTCTGGTCGTATCGATTATACCGCCACTGAGTACGCTAACCAAGTGCAGCAGTTCTCTGTTCGCACTGACCTTCTGGAAGTTGTGAAGGACATGCGTAAGCGCAACGTCCCCACCTTCGCTGATGGTCTGTATCGCTGCATCTGTGATCCCACCTTCATGATGCATCTGCGTCGTGATAGTGACTTCCGTGAGATCGCACGTTACGCTGGTGCACCTGGTCAAGGCATGTACATGGGTAATCCCATGATGCCTAACAACGCCAGCTTCTTCATGGGTCCCCAGGCTGGTCAGGGTTACTTCCTGGCTGGTGAGCCTGTGATGCCGACTGGTGTTCAGTTCGAAGGTGTTAAGTTCTTCGAATCCACCAACTTCCCGACCAAGAACGTTACCGCTGACTTCACTGACGGTAGCAACTACTCTTCTCAAGAGGTTGCCCAAGGTTTCTTCTTCGGTCCTCAGTCCGTTGGTGTTGGTATCGGTGGTCCCAACGCTCAGGTGCTCATCAACAACAACGATGATTTCAGCCGCTTTATCATCCTGATCTGGCAACTGTACGCTGGTTTCGAGATCCTGAACAAGGACTTTGTTACCACCGCTTACAGCTTCTTGGCTGATGACGGCACTATCTGATAACTTATACATATAATTTTCTAGGAGAAATAAATGTCCTACCTGTCTTCCAAGAAGATCTACCCTGGTAACTGGAACGAGCCCCTGAATGGTTGGTACAAGAACATTGATACCAACGACAGTGGTTCTAACGATTCCGCCAAGGGTGGTCCTACTTCTGTCCTCGCTGTTCCTGGCTATCGTTATTTCCAGGTTCGTGGTTATGTGCCTATTACCGAAACTTCCGGTGGCACTCCTGTCCAAACCGGTGATGTGATCATTCCTTCCCCTTATCGGAACGATGACACCCGCACCGATATCACTGGTCTTGTGATCAGTGGTTCCACCACTCAGCCTGCTTACGTCTACCGCACTGCTCTGTCAGTTGCTCAAGGCTGGGGCGATGGTCGCGTTGCTTCCGGTGTGTATGCAAACTCCGGCGTTCTGATTTCCTTCGGTCGCAATGATAGCGGCCCGACTGCAATCACTGGTGTTGGTGAGCGTGTGGCCCAGGCTTATGTCAGCGGCACCACCACTGGCACCTATGTGTACTACTCCGGCGGTACTCAAGGTTTTGGTTCTTTCCCCTTCCTGACTGCTACTGGTGCTACTGGCGTCACTCCTTCCGGTGTGTACTACGAAGCCACTGATGCCACCACCTTCAAGGTTTTCACCAAAGCTAGTGGCAATGCTACTGCTACTTCCGGTGGTCTGTTTATCTCCGATGCCGACTCTGCTGCTAACCGCACTGGTTACATCGTGGTTGAGATCTGCTACATCCAGCCCGATGATGCACCTGGCTACGAAGATATCGACGGTTATCTGACTGGTCGTACCGTTAGCTGATAATTAAGGTATTATGGGACCAGGTAATGTTTTATCTGGTCCTATGCTTTATCAGCACAAAAAAACCGGCACAAGGGTAAAAGTTGTCAGTGAATGGGATAATGGCGACTGGTTCATGGTTGAAGACCAAGACGGTCGTATTTTTACCACTTACAAGACTGAGATCGAACCCGATCAACAAGCCACGAAGAAAGTAAAAACTCTTCAAGTAAAAGATGCGGCGGCAAAAGAAGAGCCTCGTTCCTTTCCACCTGATACACGCTTAAATATCAATGGTGCTACGGCACAGATGATTGCGGATCATATCAAAGGTATTGGTCTTAAAACGGCAAAGGAGATAAAAGATCTACAGCTTTCATTGTCGGGTGAAAAGTTTGCAAGCCTGGAACAGCTAAGACAAATTAAAAGGGTGGATTGGAACGCGGTCTTCGCCGCTGATCTAGTTAGGGTCTGAATTATATCCCCTGGTTCTCCAGGGGTTTTTTAGTTTTAGAATAAGAAATAAAAGATAATGGCTGGTTTAATTCCTGCAGGTTATATTGCTAGGCCAGGGGAAGACATCTTTCCTACAACTGGTGCGCATCTTGATGTACGCGTAATTCCGCAGTTTGGCAAAGATAAAGGTAAAAAAATCAACCCAAGAAACATTCGTTCTCTTCTTCAGAACATATTAATTGGCGAGAATAAAACACCCCTGGTACAACAACAAGGTGAAAATTGGAACTGGAACTTTCCAGTTACTTCGGAGTACGGTCAACGCACTGCACCTGTCGCAGGGGCTTCTACGTTCCACCAGGGGCTTGATATTGGCATTGGAGGGGGTACACCTATCACATACAGGGGATACGGCTCCTACGAGCCTGGAGAGGGCTTAGGGACAATTACAACAACTGATGCGCAGGGTAACCCTTATCAAATCCAATTACTCCATACCAGAGGGGGCAAGCAGGCTGCTGTAGCGGCACCACAGGATCAGCCTCAAATGCAACCACAGTCTGGTACTCAGACACAGCCATCAGTTAGTGAACAAGATCAATACAAAAGATATGCGGAACTTGCGTTATTTCAGAACTTACTTAACCAAGAAAGACAAACAACAATTGCTGATCAGCTAAGGAGTGATTTTTTTAGGCCCCTTATTGGTTAATTGCTTTTATAATAAAGTCATATCAGAGTGTATAAGTGCAGCTTTCCGACTTTGACAAAAGTAGAGTAAGGTATCACCTCGGTTATTACGTGGTGTCAGTTCCGGCTGGTGACTATGCC